ACCAGCAGTGGTATTATATATATTTACTACTTTAATGATAGCTTGTCCACCGATTGGACAAACATAAATATCTGTATTACCAGAACTTAAACCGCTTTTAACAATATTTAAGTAAGCACTAGCCATTAACCAATAAACCAAGAGAAACTTTCAGATGATTCTCTTCCTTCTGATGGTGTCTGTATACTGTTAAAAATTCTTTGAATATCACCAATAAGTCTACGAAAGTAAGATTGTTCGTAAGCATTTCCAGGTAATGATAAAGTAGTTTTTGTAAGGACTTGATCAGGTACTTGTGTCATCTTCTTCCATCCGCTCTCATATCTAAGCGTACTCCACCAAGACGCCATTGTTGTCCTAATGCATTTGTTTCAAACTTAAAGATAGCTTGCCTACTCCTTATGCGTGAATATAATTCTTGGCTTCCTGAATTATTATTATTAGAAGCGTTTGTCTCAAAAGTAAATGTTTGGTCTGTAGTTGGCTGATTTAAGCTAGAACCAAAATCTCTTACCTTAACTGTTAAGTCTAGAGATTGAGTCGCTGCTGTACCATAAAAAAATATATCAGGAAGAATACGTCTTATAAACATCATTTGATTTCCTGATCCTATATCAATGTCGCTTGATTCTATATAAGCTGTCATAGGAGATCCATCATCGTCATCACCTGTTTCTTGATTGTATAGATAGTAATTAGTACCAGCGGCAATTGGATTAGTTACAGATGTTCCTACATCATCCCAGGCTGTTCTGCTTAGTGTGCCTACAACCCAAGTATTGTCTACATAATTAAAAGTAACATAACGATTTATTTCAGTAGAGTTAGCACTAGGATAATACCACGATACTTCATTAAAGTTTTCATTACGGCCAGCAAATATTTTATAGCGTTGTGATATATTAATATCATCAAAAATATAACTTCTTACGGTGCAAGGTAGGGTTCGAACACTACCATCATAAACATAAAAGTTTTCGTTATCAGCGAAGTAAACAACGTTATTAGCATTAACAGCAGCGTTTGGACTAATAATAGATATTCCTTCTGCCGTTAAACTAAAGTTAAATACAAAGTTACTTCCTGTGTATGTCATGGCGTACATTGCGGTATCGGTCCAAATAACAATTTCTTGTCTAGATTTTAACCCTGTAATAATTTTACTTCCAGATGATAACCTATAATCTCCAGCTGAATTACCATTAAGAACTTCCCATGTTGTAGGGTCTTCTGTATCAGACCATCTAATAAGCATAGGATCTTGTGTTGATGATCCAGAAGCGTTTGCACCTAAACACACAACATGTTTACCTAACTCACTAACAAGAGCCTCTGTTACTATTGTTGGAGCTTGACCATCAGCACCTGGTATAGTTGATAGAGGAATAGCACGAGATGTTACATTTGTGGTTTTATCCCAATAATAAACACCACCATTTTCAACATTAAATACTAAATCTTCCCCAAAATTATCTTTACCCCATAGACGTAATTGTTGGCCGTCTGTCAATGATGTAGCGGCATTACCCCACCCAATAAACGTATCGGATTGCTGTATAGGAACACTAGCATTATGCGAAGCAGCCGTTGTTCCAGATTGACCACGTGTACATCCTGTAAAGCTTCCAGCTGTCTTTCCGGTGTACGTTACTAATTCTTCTCCAATCAGTATAGTTCCGGTTGATGTAAAGGCAGTTGTCGTAGCGGCATCTATTGTTGCAGTTACAGCAGAAGTTGTTCCTACAGAGAGAGTTGTAGCAACACCAATTTGCGTTCCACCCCAGTAACCAGCTCCAAAACCAACACCAGCAGTATAGTCAGTAGATCCACTGTTAATTTGATAGGTTGCAGTAACTGTTCCGCCGCCGGGGCCGGCGGTAGACGTGGCTGCATTAGCAACATTAATGGTGTAAGTATCATTATCAACAACAGTTACGATTTGTTGTTCTTTGTTAAAATCAGCAGCCGAAACACCGCCTACGGCGCTGGCTCCAGAAAAAGTAACAAAATCATTAGCTTGAGCGTTGTGAGCTGTGTCTGTAACAGTTACTAAAGTTGATCCATTTGTTGTGCTAAAAGGATTACTAATATTACCAGTTGCTCTTATAGGTGTAATATCATTATAAGCTTCACCAACAGAAATATAAAATTTAAGATTAGTTCCAACACCAATAAACTGTGAGCCATCAATAGCAGCCCATTGATTTAGGCTTCTGCATATACCTTCAAAAACTTCGTTACCGCGTTTTTCCCATCCACCTATTTTTTCTGGAAAACCATAACGAAATCTTACTTTGTCAGAGTCATACCAACCACCTTTATTAGTATAACGTGTGCCGTCTTTTACAACACCTTGTTTAAATTGTATATTTTCTAACGTCATTAGTCACCTTATGATGGGAATGCTGCACCATAAACATCTACTCTTGATCCTGATTTTAAAGTGTTGCCACCTTGTTGTGTAAAGATTAAACCAAAAACAGCAGTAGAATTTGCAGAAGATTCTTTAAAATAACTTTGAGTTGTTTGCGCTATAATACCACTAGCACCGCCATCTTTTGTTGAAGTTGATTGAGAGTTTCCATAATAGTTTTGACCTGTGCTAAATCCTGGAGAGCGAACTAAATATACAGTTCCTTCTACAATAACGTCTGTGGCTGAACTTGGTGCTGGTGATGATCCTATAATAGCATTAGCATTAGCAGATACTTGAACATTTGTAGAGGTAACAGTGCCTGCACTAGAAACATCTTGATAAATGTAACTATTGTTAAATATATTACTAGCGGAAACTCTTGTTCCTCCAGAATCTACTAAACCAACTCTAAAATCACTAGCAATATTAGTATTATAAATTAATCTATAAACAGCCCAATACACATCATAGTTTGTAGAACTAAATGCTGTCATAGAGTTGGCTCCAGCACTAGTTACCTTTCCTACAGTAGACCAAGCACCAATACTACCAATATCCACAAACTGCATATTACCAGAGGAATTAAGTTGAAGTATTTGACTAGATGTTCCAACACTTCCTGGAAATTGATAACCACTGGCTCCGCCAATAGTAAAATCTCCTGTAATAGTTCTTCCAGAAACGTGCAGGGAGGATTGTGGACTTGCAACTCCTACGCCTATGCGATTATTAGTTTGATCTAAAACAAGAGTATTAGTATCAATATTTAACCCATTAGGGGCTGAAATATTAGTACCATTAATTGTAGTTGTGTCTCCAGAAGTATTTCCTACTGTAGTGTTTCCATTTAAAACAGTGTTTCCCGTTACAGTTAGATTGTTAGAAGCAGTAACAGCTTTAGATAAAGTAATTTCACCTGTTCCGTTAGGTGTTATAATAATATTGCCGTTTGTATCCGTAGAGCTAATAGTGTTTCCTGAAATACTAATGTTTCCTACATCAAAATTATCTGCAAAATTTGAAGCTATATAAACATTAGAACCTGTACTATAGACTATAGCTGTCTTACCATTAGGAATAGAGACTGCTGCTCCTGTAGGACCAGTTACCTGTATATTTATATTATGACCACCTACAGTAGAATTTTTAACAATATATATTTTTTCTTGCGCTGGAATAAATATAGATGCTGCTCCACTAAGAGTACCATTAATTTCTAGCACCATATTTCGAGATTGATCTATTTGACCATCATTAGCTGTAAGCGTTGTGTTTCCTGTAATTGCAACTGTTTGTACACCAGAAATTGCTTGTTCTAATAAAGTTCCTAAATTTCTATTGGTTGTTGAACCCCATGTACCAGCTTGTTCGCCAGTTCCCATAAGCTCTAATCGTAAAGAATTTGAATATGTGCTTGCCATTATGCTGCTATCTCCGTCCATCCAGGCGTTTGTGAATCATTTATAACGGCCCAAACATTAACAGCTGGGTCACTAGAAGAAATAAATCCGGTAGCCGACACGCCTGTTACGCTTATAAATGCCGAACCAGAAACCACTATTGTAGATGTATCAGCTAGAGTAGCAAATAAACCTAAATTAGCGCTTGTTATCTGTATAAATACAGATGATTGTATTATTACACTATTTAATTCAGTTGTTCCAATAATTTCAGCATTATAGGATTGAATTAACTTAAAGCCCATTCCACTGTGGTTTGCACAATACACATATAATTGTGGAGTATTGTCAGCTAAAGTTATTTCTACATAAGCTCCAGCATTACCAGGAACTCCATTTATAACAACTCCAGTTGTATACGCAACACCACCGGCATGTGTACCATCAGGAGTTGTAGAAAATCTTAAAGGATGATTATTAGTGCTTGAATCTGATAAATCAAATCGATAAGTGAAGGGCGGATGTAAACTATCAATGGTAGTTTGCATAAAATAGTTAAGGTAATAAACATTACCACTACCACCGTTAGCAACAGTTACATTAAAAGTTTCATCTTGTCTTGGTTTTGCTATAACGCTACCAGCAATAACAGTTTCTTGGCCTAATTGAGCTAATAAAGGACCTGGCGATGTAACATCTATAATAGCTGGTATTACGACATTTTCGTTTCCTAACTCTGCCGTCATAAGAAGGTTAGTGTTATTTATATTAACAAACATTCCCGTAAAGACAGTTTCATTACCAAGTTCTGCTTGTAAGGCGGCTGGAGCTGTGATGTTGGCAACAGCTCCCTCAAATACAGCAACTGTTCCTAATGTTGTTGTTCCTACAACACCGTTAACATCAAATTTCATGTCAAGGAAAACTGTTTCGCTTCCTAGTGTTGTTACACCAGAAACTCCAGTTACACTTACCTCAACGCTTGCAGACCCTTGATCTGAAAAAGGAAAATCGGAATATGTACCTACACTAAACATATATTAGACCTGTGTTATATTACTTCCTGATGTATGTGCTGTAGCAGTTGTA